TTGAAAAAGTATGGTGTTACTTTAAAATCCATTCCACACCAATGTCTAAATCATACACATAAAGAAAAGACTCGTCTTTATCACGAATTATGCCTAAGTCAAACGAGTGATAAAAAATATCAAACAGGAGTATGGAGGAGATACGCAAACATCACAACGCGGAGAAGAGAGAACTCATACAGAGAGTATGTAGAGAAGGAGACGCGGTGTTGGATGTGGGGTGTGGGTTCGGGGGTGATCTAGGAAAATATAAACAATGTAACGTAAATCTTAGTGCATGTGAACCATGTGAGGATGCACTCAATGAAGCCAAGACTAGGGCAAAGACCCACAAGATTCGTGTCAATTTTTATTTAGGTGATATCATCTCCACACCAAACAGGAAATACGATGTCGTGTGTTATAACTTTTCGATCCACTACATATTTGCAAATGAAGATCTATTCATGGATAGTACACGAGAGATAGGAAAACGTATGAAACCAGGGGGTAAACTCATTGGAATCATACCCGATTCAAATCAAATCATATTTAAGACTCCACTTAATTACGGAAACGGAAGCTTCTTCGTCATGAAATCAACAAGTAATGGTCAATTTGGTGAAAAACTTTTTGTCAATCTCGAAGACACACCGTATTACGAAGATGGTGCAAAGTCCGAACCCATAGCACACAGAGATCTGTTAGTGACGCGTTTAGAAAAAATAGGTTTTAGGCTTCAGTCATGGGAACCTCTTTCAGGAAATCCCATATCCGATCTTTACTCTAAATTTATCTTTGTATATAAGAGATGATACTCGTGTTACTTTTACTCATCATAAATGCACTCATACTCATGAACACGACTGTACCAGAGAAGCTTCGCGTCGTAAAGGAAAAATATGAGATCCTCCGAAACCACATACAAGACTCTGGTGACGAAGAGTTCGCACACTTAGTTTATGAGATACCTATCACAGCGCACCACAGGGCCCAAGGTGGGAGTGTTGGGTACAACGTCAACAAGGGCTACGAGATAGGTCTATGCATAGACGGTGAACCAAACGAAATCATGCACGTGTTGATACACGAACTCGCACACGGGTGCGTAGATGAATATGAACACAGTTCAGATTACTGGGACAAGTACGAAAAGCTTAAGTCTATGTGCGTTGCCATAGGTGTGTACCAAGAGATCCCAGAGAAGACTGAATTTTGTGGTAAACACATCCAGGATAAATAATGTATACATATGATAAATGAACCGACAGCTCTTTGTTTTTATTTTCATGTGGTTGGCATCTCTTCTCATCATGTTGAGTCCAGTATTGGTGGACAAGGCGAGTAACGAAACTAAGCCATGGATTGTTTCTGCGCTCATACTTGTGTTGATGCCAATCACCCTCAACTTGATTGCGAGAGGTGGTTACAGGCGTCTCAAACTCGATAATTTGGGTGTTGATCACAAGTTTATCGTATTGGCTTGTGGCATCGCGTATGCTTTTGCGTCTATATTCATAAGTACTATCGGTGATGTCAAAAAGGATCTTCGGATGTTTGGCAAGGATATCAATAGCACCGGAAAGTCTTTGGCGCTATTGATAGCCGCGTTTGTCATCGGCTTGATTGGCGCTAACATATTTAATGAAGGCGCTCGTTATGTTTATCGCATACGTTATTAAGCGTATCGCTTAAGTACATAGAAAATACCAGCCGCCACGGCACCGGTCGCCGCGAGGCCGACCATGCTTCGGTGTCCCTGTTCGTTTAAGAATTGTGGCACGTAATTGGCGAGCTTTTCCTGCACAGGCTTACTAATGGCAGCCGCAGTACACGCCGCAACAACGACGGCTTGCATCTGCTCATCAGTAAGGTTGAATGGGTTCTTAGTTTGTGGAGCCATTTGCTGCTGCTGCTGCTGTGGCTGCATAACCATGGGCTGTTGCATGACAATTGGCTGCTGTACGCGTGGATCGGACTCCATCATTGGGGGTTCAAGTGGCATCTCTGGTTGGCCCATGATGTCGGAGATTGGAGTGGAATCCATGGTCATTTCTTTATTTTGACTCACATTTTTTTCGGGTTGGTTTTGTTGCACGAAAGAAGTCGTGAGAGGCACCATTCCATCGTCATTTTCAGAGAGATTCAACGTCCGGACGTCAGTCGACATTTATGTAGACTGACTTTTTTGAAATCGTTGAGTGACGCATCGTCATTTTCGTTTCGTGACTGTGAGACGTGTTTTCTTAGTGGCATTCTTTGCATCCGCCTCCTGTTGTTCTAGATATTTTGGATTGTACGTTTTCTTGTGCATACTCCAAAGTTGTGGACTTCCCACCCTGAATCCGTTGCGAATAGTTGCCTTGTACCAAAATACACAATCCTGTATTTTATTAGATTTAACTGTGTTATCTAACACAAGACACTCATAGTTTTCGGTACACGCGTCCATCACCTTGCAAAACATATCGAACGATGGGAATATACCAAAAAATGACTTATACAGTTTTTCTCTGTTTTGTATGATGTTTTCCCTGAGTATAAACACGTAGTCCACATTCGCACGTAAGGCCGGTGGTAAGTCCATTACGTATTGCATCGTCAACATGAAGAAGATGTTAAAGTGTCTACCGTTCATGAAACACTGACGTATCCTGGTCTCTTTCAAAAACTTGGAATCGTACATGCAATCATCGAGAAGCATGAACGCCCCGTTCGTTTTGTTTTTTCCTTTCGTACCCACGAGCTTTCTCTGCCTGGATAATACCCTGTCTACGGCTTCACCGTCGTAATCACCGTAAACACATACATCGGGAATGAAATTTCCATAAAAGTGATTTCCTTCTTCAGTGCCTGATAGAACAATCCCCGCTGGAATATGCTTCTTATAGTACATAATGTCTTTCACAAGTGTTGATTTACCTGTGTTACGTTTTCCAATGAAGACGCATATTCTGTCGTCGTCCATTTTGGCTGGATTGAATTTTCGCAACTGAATGTTCATTCTAAAATACCGTATCGTTTTATTTCACAAAATTTTACTCACAAATAATAGGAATGTCGGGTAAATTAACACTCGCAACCAGAGGCATCCAGGACAGGTGGCTCACCGAAGAACCAGAATATTCACATTTTGTATCACGTTTTAGACGTCATACTAAATTTGCATTCGAACAGGTGGAGATTCCATTCGATCGTTTTCAAGAACCTGGAAGTGAAGCTACGGCGCGTATACAGAATAACACCGGTGACATGCTTAAGGGCGTGACACTGAGCTTAGATTTACCCCCGCCTTACAGCAAGGGTACAACTACGCACACAGTGTCTACATCTGCTGCACCTCCTGTGCTTACGGTAGACGGTGTAGATGCACCATCATATCCTATTTACCAAGGCAAAACGTATGTGTTTTATAGTACTTTTACACTGACACTCGATGACGGGGGTAGTTCTCTGCCATACGAGTGGTCTTACTTGGGAAATGATTTGTATGAATTAAAAATACCAGTGATTACGGATGATTACACGGGGTTTTCTATCGTATATTCTAGCTATTCTATGTCACTCGATGTGAGACAATTTAGATGGAAAGAAAAATCAATGCCAAGCAAACTAATACAATACGCAGATCTTTTCATAGGTGGTCAGTTAATTCAACGAATTACCGGTGACTATGTGTATATGTATAACCAATTAAATTACACGGATAACGACACCAATTTCACTTTAGTTCCAACAACTTTGCATAACAGTGATTTACTCATATACGATGACTACTACGACAAATATAACAAATTTCAAAAGTACAAAATACAACTTCCATTCTATTTTAATAGACACCCGAGTTTGGCCATACCAACGTGTGGTTTAGACGTACACACGGTAGAGGTAAAAGTTAAATTGAGGTCGGACATAGATAATTTGGTTGGTGAATACAGTTTTGATAATCAAACTATGTACCTCACAACTGGTGCATATGCACCATCATGTTCCGTGATTCCAAGAAATATGAGTCTATATTGCGATTTTGTATATGTGACACCGGACGAGAAAAATTTCATACTCACTAGACCTATAGAATATGTCATAACACAGACTCAAATGTCTGAAATACGCATGAAGGCGGGTGTCACCAAAAGAGCGGTGATGATTAATTTCCAACACCCGGTAAAAGAGCTCTTTTTCTTAGCGAGAGATGATATCACGCGCGAACACATTCCAATAAAACACGTGAACTTGAAATTTAACAACAACGATGTGATAGATGCAGATAATTTATTATTGTCTGCAGAACAGCCATTGAGACATTACACAAACTCAATAGATACAGACAATGAATTCGGTGTTTATAGTTTTTCAATGAAACCCGATGTACATTACCCAACTGGTCAAGTAAACATGAGTCGTGTGATACATAAACTTCTAGAAGTAGAATTAGACGTAAACTCTACCACACACTCACACACTTTGCATGTGTACGCAACTAATTATAACGTTCTCAGAGTGAGTGGGGGGATGGCTGGTTTAAAATTTTAGGGGGTAATATTAGTAATGGCTGGTAGAGTCCAAATTGAAACTGTGGGTCCACAGGACAGGCTGTTTACGGATGATCCAGAATATACATATTTCATAAAAAATTTTAAAAAGCATGGAAACTACGCCAGATTCTACGATGATTTAGAGTTCACTGGACACACTGAATTTGATGAGGAGGTCAGGTGTGTGATACCCCAAGATCAAGGTGATTTGATAAAGGGGTTGAGTTTAAAAATCACACTCGGTGCCATAGATCAAAGTATATCTCCTTCGCATGATCACGTGACGTACTGTGAATCCATTGCACAAGCTATGATAGAATACGCAGAACTGTATATAGGAGGCACACTCGTTCAAAGGATTCCGTCGGATATGCTGGCTATACATTCTGAAGTGTTTGTCACACAATCTAAACAGTCTGCACTCAGAAAATTGGTTGGAAAACCGGACAAGATATTCCCCATATATACGGATTATTACGCTGGAATAAGAGATGACAGAGTTGACAGTTCAAAGGTCGACACATCGTATCGAGTAGATCTTCCATTTTATTTTCATGAACACCCGGAACTCGCAATTCCATTACACGCAATCACGAAACAAGAAGTTGAAGTCGTTATAAAGTTTAGGAAGGCGGAAGAGTGCATATTTGCATTGAACAATACATTGTCTGGTAACGATAATGTATCATATTATTTGGGACAGAATCCAAAGAATCTCATATAAAATTTAAATCTCGTGACGGAAATGGTATCTCTGA